ATTACTGTATATTTTCTTCAACTTGCCGAGATCGCCGATTTGCTGATTGGTTTGATCGATACGGTCTTCAAGTATAGTTAGATCATTTTGCGCTGAACTAACATTTTTAGAAACAGCTTCAACTTTTGCTAGTGCCTCATTTACTGCATCTGTTGCTTCTTGTTTGACTCCATCAAGTAATTGTTGAAAGTCTGCAATAAAGTAGTCTGCTTTATCTTGCGCTAGTCCGTCGATTGCTGAACGCTTCATACGGAAGGTGAAGCCTAAGTTATCACTTGTTGATCCGTCTGGATACTCGATGTAAACATAAGCTTCCACCATACCGTTATAAGCTTTCATCGCTTCTGGCAAGATATATACGACCTGTCCATTCAAGAAGCTTTCAGTGATGAGGTTTTTCGTGATAAAAGGGATTGGCTCTTTCGTGATCATTCCATCTACTTCATCATAGATAAACATCAACAAGCGCAAGTTAGCTCCTAGCAAGTCCGCCGGTGTGCCGTTCTGTTGTTCGACGTTGAACTCTAACGCTATTTGATTATCGTATGATTTAAATACAAGCCCCGTTGCTTGCAAATCGTAGTCTTTCGGCTGTGTAGGTACTTTGATAGAGCCTTTTTTGATGACATGCGCCATTATTTCACACCTTCAATCTTAGTTATTTTCACGTCGTTGCTCATTGCGGGATTGGAAACATTGCCGGATGAAATATCTAAAGCTCTGCCGTTTGACATCGTTATCTTTCGCGCTTCGATTGTCAGTTCAAACTCGATCAACGTCATTCCTGCACTCTCGTTCCATAAATTAGCTTTTGTAATCCGCGCGTATCTTTGACGTTTTATCTCTTCTATAAAGTCGCCGTCCCCGTCTGTGTAGTGGATACGAAGCGTTTGGTAACGGAAGGTGTCGTCTGGTAGATTGACCGATTGCCCTTTTCTTAATTCTCCCTCAAAAAGAACAGAAGTAGTGTAAACACGCCGCCAACCTAGTGAATTATAACCTTCTACCGGGTCGCTGTTATGTGTCATTTTGATGTAAATTTCGCCGCTATAACGAGCAAAAGCAACGATTAATTTCCTCAAATCGTGATCCGCGAATACCATCATTTCAACAAAACTATCATCTTCGATTCCGCCGGGGTTGTTCGCTCCCCAGCCGGCTTTAGTCGCGTATTTGCCGGGCGGAATGTCTAAAATGTTCGGATATTTTTGTGGCAACTTATAATCACGTAACCAACGCCCGCGTGCCTGCATAACTGTTTCCGGTGTAGCAAAACCTGCGTTGCTTTCAGTAGCTAGGACGTGCGCGTCGTGATCCGAGCCGTCGTAATGGATAGCCGCTTGACGCAACAACCATTTTACAGCCTCTTCATAACTCATTTCTTCAAAAATATTTGGTTTGCTTTGAAAATCTAACATTTAATTATTCACCGCCTTAATAGTTATAAGTGAAGTCTTTCGCGCGTCCTACGCCTTTGCTTGTCACTTTTCTTGTTGCCGTGTCAACTTCTATTTTATAAAATGCTAATTCATCTGGCGTATCAACTTGGTTAGCCGTCTGAGAGAAACCAACGTCACAAAGAATCATTTTTACTGTTCCAAACGCTCCTTCGACTTGTTCGTGCCAATGCCCGCAGAAATAACCTACTACAACGCCGGCGCCTTTTGTATTCATTGCGAAGGTCTTTGACCCGCCGAACGAACCGTCATTCGGTTGTCCTAATTTAGACCAATCGATAGTTACCGGACTACCAGATTTAAAACCTTCTATTAACGTACTAATCATGTTTTCGTTGCGAACAGGGAACCTACTGAGACCTAAAGGTGTATGCCCTACTAGCACCACGTGATAGTTTCTCGGAACGTTCACTAACCATTCTCCGAAAGCGTTAATTTGTTTGGCACTGAAAGCTCCCGGCGCTGTATCGCTGTAACCGTCCGTGTACTTGTCACCTGTGCCGCCTTCGTAAAAATCGCAAGTATCGAAACGGTAAATCGCTACATTTTTATCCGGGAACAACACGCCACCGTACAAACCGTTCCAATACTCTTCAAAGTCAGCGTTGCATAACATTCCTTTTCGTTTGCGCCACGCAGGATCAAAACAAGCGTCGTGGTTTCCTTTACAGATAATAACCGGTTTCTCTTGCCCTGCTACTGCTGCATTAGTAAAGCGTTTGAGCGTACTTAACATAGAATGTCGCGCGCTCCATTCGTCGATAATGCCTATATCATTACCGAGCGAGCCAAGTCCGCCGTCGATATTGTCTCCGCCGTAAATCATCACATCTGTTTTGTTCCCTAATTTTTGAAATTGAGGGATTGCGCGCCAATGTCTTAAATAATAAGCATCTTTGTAACCGACGCCATCTATACGCAAGTTGTGATTATCTACGTGAATGTCTGTAATGAAAGAAAAGTTAAATTTGCTGTTATTAACACTGTTGACAACCGTATTCAAATTGCGCGGCACTAGGTCAACGTATTTCATCGTGTCGTAATCAAAAAAGCGTGTTGTTTCTCTAATCTGTGAGCTGCCGACTGGCACTTGGTATTTTTGGTTTATACGATCAGCTAATGATTCGTAGTCGCCTTTAGCTTCATTCAGAATGTTAATGATCGTACCACCTGGATCGATATTTTCCAGTATTTCACGATTATCTTCTAACCACTGCTCCCAGTCATTTTTGCCCTGATCCATGTAATCTTTGAATTTTCTTAGCAAATCCTCAAAGGTCCACACATATCCAGAGTCACGTAACTGGCTTCTAGATATTCCAGAAATGACTCGATAGGTAAAATCCTGTGTGCTAAATTGTTCACTCCAAGTTCCATCACCTTTAAGTGATCGGAAACTGAAATGTGCGGTGTTTTCACCACCCCATTGCCAGTCAGGCTCGCTCAACGTGTAAACAAGCCTTGCCTGTGCTGGACTGTATTCCTGTACTTTTTGTTCAACAGGTTGGTTTTCGCCAAATTTTGTTGTATTAATAAAAAATGGCACTAGGCCATCGAATGTTTTTAGTTTGCCATGTTCCACCACTTCAACAACGAACTTTTGGGTTAAAACATCCCCTTGCCGAATTCGAACCAAATTTATTCCGTTATTTGGTTCGGTGGTGGATAGGACCATTTTATGCTGCGTTTCTGCCACGACTATCCCTCCTTTAGAAATCGATGTAGTCTCTTGCATTATGGAAATGACCAGAAGAAGATGGATAAAATTCATCCATAAATTGGAAATGAAGATGTTCTCCAGTTGATGGTCCTGTTGTCCCCATCAGCCCAATTTGCTGACCAGCAGTTACTTTTTGACCTTTTGCAACATCCACACGGCTTTGATGTGCATAGCCTGTATACATTCCATCAGCGTGTTTGATCACTGTCCAATTTCCATACCAGTCAAAGTAATTTGCATCACCTGCAACAATCACTTCGCCGTCTGCTGATGCAAAAATAGGTGTATTAGGATTTCCATTTACAAGGTCAATACCGTTATGAAATTCTTGTGCGCCTGTAATTGGAGAAGTGCGCCAGCCAAATTCACTCGTCACTCTGATTGGATCTGCAATTGGTTTTATATATCCTTTTGATGCAGGAATTTCCAAATCTTTGAATTTGTCGTACCATTCTTGTGCCCATGTCGTCCGTTCTGGATGTGGATCACGTGGACGTTCAAAGTTAGCCACGAATGCTTGTGCTGCTGTGTTGATATCGGTCAGATTCATGAATTGTGTCCATGTATAAGGATAAGCGCTAGTTGCGATCCATTGACCATTCGGTGCATGCCACATCAACAATTTGAACTGTGCCGTGATTGTGTCTGGATCATCACTGATGCCAGCCTTTGTCATTAAATTGATCATGTAAACACGTCCGCTAGTTGCGCCTGTGGAATCCGTCCATTGCCATACACCATAACCGAACCCTGGTGCGCCATTGCCCTCATCGGCGGTTGGATTAGCATCTGATTCTCCTTGTGCATTTCCAAGTAAGGCTGCAGCAGCTTGCTTAGTAAAGCCAGCACCTATTGCCATTGTCCAGATCTGCCAATAACGTTTATCCCTGTCAGTAGTTACTTCTGGCGGATATTGTCCATTCCAACCGTTATCGTTTCCTCCAGTATTGCCACCACCGTTTGTATCGATTTTAACGCCATTCACATATAATTCTTTGACATCTAGACGGCCATCCATGGTTATATTCCCTTTTGAAAATTTACCATCACCGTAAAGATTATATTTACGCTTATCAGCAGTAACATCTGCTGGAATTTGAAAAACAGGATTTCCTCGATCGCCGCCGTCCCCAGCGTTAATGGAAAAAATATAGTTTGGTTCTTTCCATACAGCAAACCCATTTATTTTTCCGCCTCCATAAGTCGCTACGATGGATCCAAGCGATTCTCCGTGAACATCGTCAAGCCCAGTTGAAATGACCTTTTTTTCAAAAGAAAGTTGTCCTCCTTCTGCCACTAATTGGAAATCTTTATCATCCAATGTCTTTAAAGCTACCCCTTGCACGAGAATACCTGAAAGAATTCCTGCTTTAATAAAATTAGCATTGAAAGTTCCATCCAACGTCCACGCGGTCGTGCTATCGCCATTGTGTACATCTTGGATTGTTTGCCATTCACCTTTTTTACACTGTTTGAAAGATATTCCTGAGTTATTTTGGACCATAAAAAAGCGTGATCTAGGAATGTTAGGTCCATCCATATAAACAGTTTCATAGATTTCTCTACTATCACTAACACCAGCTTCAATTCCATTTACCCAATAAATAGAACCGCCATTATCTCCTGCGCCTCGCATAATGTCATCTTGATATTTTCCAATCTCTGTTGATTCGTAAAATGTCATTTTGCTAGATTCTAAACTATTAATATTATTGACAATAGAAGCCGTTTGTTTTCTAACATCTTGTGTTAAATTATCCCCTAGTTCGATATTCGTTTGACCGGTAAGCCGATTGAATGTAGTTTTATAAATACGAGTTTTATAGTGATAACCTTTATCGTATCTGTGAATAGTCACTGTATTTCCTATCACATCTCCTCCAGTGACTTCAGCTTTGAATTGTACTAACGGTCTAGCAGAATCGATTAAGGTTGAATAAGTATTTTTAAGTAATTCTGTTGGATCATCTATATCATCAAACACTACTACGGTTTCTCGTTTTCTCATTGATCCATCTTTTTGTGGTATCCCATACTTTTGAGTTGCTTCCGGATCTTCAAGCCAATTTTGGCCTTTAGGCTTATCTAAAGGATCACCATTCGACTTTTTCCATTCAACATCAGTGAATTCAATTCTTCTACCGTATCCGTCACCAACCTCTTCGCCTCGCCCACGACCTATCATTGAAGTTGAGATTGAGCTTCTATCTATCTCTCTTACAACTGTTAATGCTTTACTACCATATACAAAACGTGTATTCGATTCTTCACCAATTTGTTCATATACTTCGATCCATTTATCCTTTATTCCATCAGAATTCAAAGAACACCTAAAGACAAATTCCATACCTAAGGTTTGCAATTCTTTCAACGCTTCTTTTACAGAGACATAGTAAAAAGTTGCAGTTACTGCTGGTAACATTGCTTCTACGTGACCAACGCGCCAATTTCCTTCAGTAAATTCAATCAATCGATCAAGAACATTTTTTAAGGGCTGCCCACTCGGTCTAATATCTTTGATGATGTAAGCATCTAATTCATTCGTTGCAAATCCTAACCCTGTAAACTCTAATGTTTCAGATGGGTCGCTCACTTTAGTAATTCGATACAACGAAAAAGACGACTCGTTTTCACGAATCGCCATATATCTTGCATCCTCTATTTCTTTATCATATTTTGTCGTAACGTAAAGAGTATCTTTCATTAGATCACTCTTATCAGAACTAATTTCTTTTTCTTGGGAGACTTCAATCAAACTTCTTGTATTTTTTCTTTTAATAAGTTTTTGCAAGTGATCAAAGAAATAAACTGTCTCACTCAAATTGTCGCCCCCCTATAGAATATTTTAAGGTTTCCATTATTGCTAGTTATCTTCTGACCTTGCTTAAGATAAAAGTTCTCAAAATCACTTTCTAAATCAATCATAGAAGTACAATCTTCTCCGTTTACAGTTACCTGCTCATCGGAAAAATCAAAAACCAACACGTCTCCTGTTTTTATTGCCGCATCAGTTATCGTGATATTTTGTTCTCCGTTTGTAATTTTGATTGAATTATTCATGGATAAAGTAACTTCAATTTTTCTTGGTGTTATAGGAAACTGTATCGGATTTCCAATATAGCCATCACTAACACATTCTTTCGTATACTTTAGTGGATCCGCACAGAATACATTAAAACTCGAAATAATGGAGTTGGAGTCTCCTGGAACAGTATCAGTTGATGTATAGCGACCGTAGTAATAATAATCTAATTCATCATGAAACCTAATTTCCACGTCTTCATTCCGGTATAAATAATTCAACAGTTCTTTGAATTTAAACTGTAGTTTTTCTGGATCTCTATCTTCCAGTTTGTATGTTATTTTTAGTGTTCTTGAAGGTATTTTCTGATTTGTAATGATTGAACCAATTTGTATCTCTTGCTGTTCAACTTCTACAGAAAGCATTTCTCTACCTTCAATCGTGAGTGTTTGATACCCCTCAATCAAATCTTCTAAATACATTCCATCGTACATCATGGCAGACGTTGGAAGGAATCGTTTAGAACTATTGAGATTAATAGTTGTATCTTTGAATGAGTACATTTTATTTTCTCGCTGATCCAAAATATTCCCTCCTAAAATTCTAGATTAATGTCTGCACCTTCGCCCATAGCTTGTGCAATATCGTCCAAAAATAATCTAAACGATTGTCTTCCAAGATTGAATTTAAATACAGCTGGTTTAGTAGAGCCGCCCATATTTACTTTATGTTCAACTTGTGCACCAATGTTTTTATTTGCATTTTTCAGATTTGCAGCTATATCTACATCAGGATTTGCATTGAAAAGTTCCGCGATAAAGTCTGCCATACTTCCAACAGTATTCTGTACATCATTGAATCCTCCCATCAGACCTTTATGCAGACCATTCATAATAGCCTGACCAGCTGGAATCAATAGCTTTCTATCATATTGGATAGGTCCTTTGTGTTCACGAATCCAATCACCAATACCTCCAACAAAATCTTGCACAGATTTCCATGCATTTTGTAACCCTTCTAGAAAACTATCCATGATAGCTTTTCCGGCTGCTAATAAATCGATATTTTTCAAGTTATCAAACCAGCCAGTTACTCTATCCACCGTATCACTAACAGCATTTACTAAATTATCCCATGCCTCTTGAGCACCATTTACTAAATTGTTGAAAGTATCTATAGTACCTTGTTTTAGGTTTTCCCATCCCTGAATGATGTTATCCTTAGTTCCAATAACTAGATTAATAAACCAAGCTTTGAAAGAATTCCATAAATCTTTCGCTCCTTGAATCATATTATTAAACAGATCGATTGTCCCTTGTTTTAGGTTATTCCATCCCTGTTTAATACTATTTACAATATTGTTAGTTGTCTCTTTGATCCATGTGGTAAAAGAATTCCACACATCTTTGATGGTAGAAGTCAACACATTCCAGATATTTATCACAGTATCCTTTAAGGCTGTGTAATAACCAACAACTATATCTACAAACGTTGTGATAATGTTTTGGATATTTGTAGTTAATGTAGTCCACAGCATCGATGCATCTTCTTTTAACTGATTAAAATTGCCTGTTATCAAATCAATCAAAAGTAGAATTGGACCCATTACAGCAGTTTTTATAATTTCCCATGCAGAACCTGCGATTGATCCAATTTGAGACCATAGGTTCGTAAAGAAATCAATCATTGGCTGAAAAACATTTTTTATGGCAATAACATACGGTGCTAGAATGTTTACAATTCCTTCCCAAGCGGAACTGGCAGCTTCTTTGATGCCATCCCATATACTCGAAAAGAACTCTTTTGTTTCAGTCCATTTATTCTTGATCCAATCTGCCGCTTTCCCAGGGGCTTCTTGAATTGTAGTCCAAACATTGTCTGCGCCTTCTTTAATGGACTTCCATAAATTGTTAAACCATTCTCCTGTAGATTTCCATGCATTCTGAATCCATTCTACTGCCGAGCTTACAGCAGACTTGATTCCCTCCCATAAGCCAATCCAAAAGTTTCTAAAATCTTCACTCGTATTCCAAAGATAGATGAAACCTACAACGAGTAGTGCTACCGCAGCTATAACCAATCCGACTGGACTGGTAAGAAAACCTATGGCGGAACCTAATTTCTTGAACAAAGAGATTCCGTTACCTAATACATACAATACTGGCCCAATTGCAATAGCGATTGCTCCTATGGCTACTACTAATCTTTGAGTTGATTCTGGAGCACTTACAAATTTTTCTACTAAGCCGGATATGGCATCCGCTACTTTTTTGATGGATGGTGCTAGAATCTTTTGAATTACAATAGCTGCTGACTCAAAAGCTCCAAACATTTGCTCGATGGAAGAATTCATATTATCTTGCATGGTCCGAGCCATATCGTCAGCTGCACCATCAGAATCTTTCAGAGATTTTGTTAATTTGCCCAATGAATCAGGTCCTTTATCAATCAAAGCCATCATCCCTGATAATGATTCTTGCCCATATAGTGTTACTAAAGCATTTTGTTGTTGTTCAGGCGTCAGGCCTTCAAAAGCTTTTTTAAGTAATTCTACTTGAGTTTTTAAAGGTTTCATTTTACCGTCAGCATCATAAAACGAAACACCTAAATTATCCATTGTATTTTGCATAGCCTTTGTTGGCCTTGCTAACCTAGACAATGCTCCTCGCAACGTTGTACCTGCTTGAGAACCCTTAATACCTGCGTCACTCATAATACCAATAGCTGCTGCAGTTTCTTCCAAAGAAATACCCATTGAATTGGCTACAGGAGCAACATATTTCAATGCCTCTCCCATGTCTCCAACTTCCGCATTGGTGTCCGCAGCAGCACGAGCAAATACATCAGCGACATGTCCTGCTTCACTTGCTTCTAAACCAAATCCTCTCAAAGCAGTAGCAGTATTTTCAGAAGCTAGAGCCACATCCCCTCCAGATACAGCTGCTAAGTCTAAAAGACCCGGCATTGCTTTCATGATTTCTTGTGCGCTAAATCCAGCAGAAGCAAGATTTTCCATGCCGGCAGCCGATTCTTTTGCGCTAAAAGCAGTTTTTGCTCCTAGATCAATCGCTTGCTGTTTCATCTGTTCGAATGTGTCGCCAGTTGCTCCCGATATAGCTTTTACACGACTCATTTGTGCTTCAAAGTCACCACCAACTTTAGCAGCTGCTACGCCTACTCCTATAAGAGGTGTGGTAATATACTTTGTCATTGCGGCACCAGTACCTTGCATCACTTTACCAACAGCGGTTGTCATACTATTTGAATTCTTTTCAAAAGTTTTAACAGCATCTTGTGCATCTTTAAAAGTCTTTACAAATCCACTATCTGTGGCTTTTAATAAGGCTTCAACAGAAAATTGTTCCATGATTTTCCTCCTTTCCTCAAGAGTTAGCTTTAGTTAGTAAGCTTTGGAATTTTTTATCTTGTTTTGAAAGTTCGGAAACTCCCATGATCGAATCTTCGATTTTTTGATAATTGAAGAATTCTTCAAAGGATCGATATACAGGAACTGTCTTTTTGCCTACTTTTTTCTCCGCTTGGACTTGCTGATTTGCCCACGCTAATTCGTGAATCAACTTTTCTTTGTCAAGCCAAGATAACTGGGCTGCAGTCATACGAATGTTGTATTCATATAACGTCATTCTTTCGATATCTGAGATATTGGTCATTCCCAAATATCGAAAAGAATTGATAAGAATTTGTTCGTATGCCAGTGCAGAATCTATTCCGCTTGTTGTTTTTCCGCTTCTTTCAATTTCTGATTCAGGTTTCGGACCGCTAACTTTCCCGCGTTCGACTCCGCCAATTCTTTTAGGACTTCATCAAACAATTTTTCGATGTCTTTAACTTCATCGATGTAATCATCCATTTCATCCAACGTAATAGTTTCTTCTTCTGTTCTATTTGCTATTTCTAAGACTCGTGACAACGTGTTGACATTATAAGAACGTAATTCCGGTAAGACTTTTGCTGAGAGTCCCATTCCGAATTCCATATTTCCATCGATGAAAGGCATCACTTTGTCTAATTCACGTACAAATTTAGTGCCAAATTTAAACGAATATTCTTTACCTTTAATTTTTAATTTCAATGTTTTTCATCCTCCTAAAATAAAAAAGAGAGCATCTAAGCCCTCTTATGCTCCTGTCGAAGTTGCTTTCACGGTATCTTTGAATGCATATTGAACAACATCGGCTTGATCTTCTGTCAAGGTTGCATAACCATCTTGACCAACACCATTTACTGCAAATGATAAACTTAATTCAACGTTATCCTCTGCAGCAGCCGATGGAGTAAATTCAGACACATATGCTTGGTAATAAGTAGCTTTGTACTTATTTGCATTATCATCTGTTCCCTGTTCTGCTTTGTTGATTTCCCAAATTTCAATGATATCGCCGTTTAATAAGGCTTGTTTCATTTCATCTACATGAGAATCTCCTTTAGCAACTATTGAAGTAGCCGAAAAATCATATTCAACCGGGCTTAAACTTTGAACGTTTCCGTCTTTTGTCACTGTAGAGTCTGAATCTCTTGATAATCCATTTTCATGTTCTGTTTGAAATGCCATTTTCCAAGCAGCTTCCTGAGTTTCTTTTTTCAATAAGCGATAAAGCAAAATGACATCAATACCTTTTAATGCTTCCATGTTCTTCCTCCTATCTAATTCTAAATTCAAGTGTGACAACCGCCCGTTTTAGCGGTGTATTCGTTGTTGTGTCGTCCATCACTTGAATTCCACTTGCTTGATAATTTAAAGCCCAATAATAGCCTTCTGTGGCTTCTATCAATCTAGCTTCATTAAAAAGAGCAGATGCCATATCTGACACCTGCTTTCGTTTCTTCTGTAATCCCCAAACGGATAAAACCACAATCACAGACCCTTTAATGTCAGTTTTATTTACTTCATGGATTGTCTGAGTGTTCTCAAATTCCACAAAGGGATAACCAACATCCTCTAAAGTTTTGTAATCGTATGTTTTATATCCAAGTTTGTTTTGGGATATTTTAAAAAGTTCATCAAAAATCGACTGATCTCTTGTCTTAATCATCATTTCACCAAGGCTTTCATTTCAGCCATAAATTTGACTTTTTGATAATTAAAAGCTGGTCTAACATAAGGCTGGGCCGACATAAAGCGAGTTCCATATTCTACATAAGGAGCATAGTCTGCTGTCGGTCCTACAATACCAGTTAAACCAGCTTCTAAAAGATTCATGTTTATTGATCTTCTTAAGTAACCTGTATCCACTGGCGCACCTTTTTGCATTCGTTCAGTCATTTCAGCAGTATTACTTTTCACGACTTTTTGAACGTCATTAAGCGTTGCTGCTTTTTTCAGATGTCGCATCAGCTGATCGATTCCTTTATATTCAAGTTGTGCCTTCATCAACAACCACCTCTTGCACAATTAAACTATTTCTATATGCTGGATTTCTAGCTGTTTTTTGTTGCCAAGTCTTTCCTTCAATCTCGATATAGTCAAATGTAGGGATAGAAAAAAGAGGCTGCGTCCTAATGACCTTCGCCCCTTCTTCCACACTACCAAAAATAGTCACACTTCTATCAGTGCCAATATCTGTCACGTTTGCCTCTGTTCTTGTTCTTTCTGGTTTGCCTTCAACCCACTCACCGAGATCTGGATCATATTTAGAGTCAGATGAACGTTTAACAAATATAATTTCATCTGTAAATCTCATATAAATTTAAACCTCCCTCGCTTTGGCTTGTACAACTCTTCCTGATCTTTACGCTTAAATTCGTCAATCTCATTTTGATACTCTGAAAAATCCGAATCAGGAAAAGCCATAGATAAACCTTCTTGAGAATATGACTGCATACCTTCTTGACCAATTCTATTGAATCTTTTCAACGATACTTCATATACAACTGTTTCAAATTCTTTAGGAACTTCTTGCGTATTTAACAAGGTTTTCATACGCTCATTCGTTCTTCGCTCAATAACTTCAAGCTTTTCATCTAGTGTTCCTTTAAGAAGTTTTTTAATATCCTCTGCAATCGTCATATTTTTACTTCCTAACCAGCAGGTTGACCTGTCACATTGATTGAAGTAGTGAATTCTCCAGAAGTAAATGTGAATGTTGCTGACCCTTCTGCTGCAATCGTTCCATCAAAACCACCATTTTCATTTTTGGTCACTGTTGCGATAGCTCCATCACTTGAAGTTGCTGTAGTAGCTGCAACAACAGCAGCTGCATCGCTAGCATCTGCAGGCACAGCTGAAATAGTAAATGTTTTAGTATCGCCTACTTTACCGGTCCATGTCTTTTGATTTGGCACAATACCGGTAGCAGGCGTTACGCTTTTGGGGAAATCTTCCCAAATGCTTCATCTTTTACAATCATAAATCCAACATCCATTGTTGCACGCAAAGCAATCAGTTCTTGCTCAAACAAGTTAACTGGGGTTCCATCTTCATTAGTTAAAGTAGACAATTGGGCTTCTTCAGAAATCTTAAATGAAATATTATATGGGATTCCATAAAACATGTAATTAAAGTCTCCAGCGTAAAGAGTTCCTTTATCTAAAGACTTAAGGTCTACTACTGGTAATCCGTCAATTGTATTAGCAGAGCGATCATAAATAAACTCAACATTTGACCCTACTGTTTGAGCTGCAGAACGTAATTCTGTACGATTTTTTCGGTTTGAAATAAACGCATTAGGTTCAAATTCATTTTCTGCTAATTTGTCTTCTAAGGCTAGGATATTATCATAAGTCAATCCGCCTTCAACCACATTCCCCGCACTAATAACTGATCCGTCTAGTGACTGAGGAAATGGGTTTTCTTTATTTAATAAGGCAGCTGCATCAAATTTTTTATAGAAAGCTTCAGCAATTTTTGGCTGCATCTCCTCAAAGAAATCTGATAATTTATAATTTAAATATTCACGAGAAACCGGAAGAATGACACCGAGTTTTTTTGCAGTCATCGTAGCTTGCATCCATTTAGGTTTAGACGTTTTAATTTTTTCACCTTCACCCACCCAGTATGCGCCTGGTCCTTCTGCAAAGTATTCAAATTTCTTTTCTTTGTCAGTCATTTCTTCGTATTTTGCTAACTGCATGATCTTAGAATTTTCCATAACTTCACTCAAAATGAGCGTATTATATTTATCAGGAATTTTTCCCTCTTTCGTTTCATATACCAAGACATTATCTGGATCCCATGTTTGAGCAAACATTTGCAAGTTCATTGGTAAAAGTTGTTTCTTTTTCATTAAGTTTTCCTCCTATTTGATAATTCGATTTTTAGCAGCTAGTTTAGCCACTGTTTCTTTAGTATTTTTCGATGCTGTAAATTGTCCACCTTCATTTGGTGGTGTTTGTCTTGCGTTTTCTCTCTTAATCAAAGAAGCAAAGTTAGTGATGACTGCTACAGCTTGTTTTGTGGCATCTGCATCATCAGAAACAATCAGACCAAGTAAATCATCATCGTGTGGTAAATTTGCATCTGTCAGCATTTTAGAAGCTTCTTTCGTCATTTCAGATAGTGCCTGTCCACGCTTTAATTCAGCGATTTCAGCTTCTTTTTGTTCCAACTCATGCTGTAGTTTTTCTTCCGCATTCATTTTTGCCAGCTTTTTAGCTTCTTCTTTTTTTGCTTCTAGTTCTTTTTCCCACGCTGCTTTTGCTTTATTTGTCTCAGCAGCGATCATTTTCGCTACTTCATCACGAGAAAATGTTTTGCCAGTATTGTTTTCTTCTTTTGCTTCGGGCGGTGTCTCTTGTGAGCCAGCTGGTAGGTTTCCTTGTTGTCCCTCATCACCAGATCCACCATCTCCTGGTTCAGAAAAAAATTGTAAGTTCATTGGCATAAATAAACGTTTTTTCATGATTAATCCTCCACGGTTACGCCGCTACCCGATAAATTTGACCAGTTACGCCGGTCAGCCGAAAATAGCTTTCTCTTTAACGCCTGTAAGCTGTAAGAAGGCACAATAAAAAGCCGTTAATTTGTATTAACGACTTGATATTCGATCTATATAAGGTGCTGTACTGCATCGACAAAATGGATGCATATTAGGAGCATTACTTCCCGGCTGCATATCGGCAACATCAAAAACTTGATTATTTAACGGTATACATAGTTTGCACGCCGTTGGTTCTGCTATATAGATGTACTGGGTAATGCCTGCATCTCTGTAACTTCGTTCTTGGATCCCTACCTGAACTCTAGTCGTTTCAGTCACCATCAAACGTTGAGTGTTGAACTTAATGTTTTCTCGTCCTTCAGCTGTTAAATATTCTGCCAATTTAGATGCAAGTTGCTTGGGATTTTTCCCCATCGTTATACTTCTGACCAACAACCTATCTAATTCTGATTTCAATTCAGATTGATACATCCATAAGCGATCACTAAAAGACACGTCATCACTCAAAAAGGAGCTATTTATTACTAGTTCTATCAGCTTTGCATATCCACTTGAAGCAATAGTCATTTCTAAAATACCGGCTTGTCTCTTCAATTCAGCTAAACCAGCTTTTGTTAATTCATTCGAAAAGTACTTATCCAATTCATTAAACAGTGAAATCAATTCAAGCCCGATATTAGCTTTTAAGAGCTCTAATCTATTTACACGCATCGTAAGATTGTATAGCTTTAATTCTTGGTTTGCTGTAGGAGAAAAATCTTTCTCTTTAACATACTTCTTTGCTTTGCGAGCGAATGCTTTGACGTCCATTTCACTAGCACGCTTCATCGCTTCGCTACGTGTGATTTTCTGACCATTGGAGAAACTGTCCCACTGCGCGTCTATTTCTTTTTGTATCGCATCTTGTGCGTATTGCATGCGACTTTTAATTTCTGCCATGCGCTTTTTATCATCTTTAATTTGTTGCTTTTGCCATTCCTTTTCCCGTTTGATCCAATATTCTTGGGAGTTCATTTAATCACTCCCCTGTTTCATCTTTTTTGTTGTTAATTACTTCTTCACCATCCGAATCAAAAATGCCAATCTGCTTTTGCGTTTCTTTATTTACTCGTTTCAACTCTGCCTGTACATCTGGAACAAAAGAAGCGAGTCCTAAGATCGTCTCTTGACTGAGTTCAGCTCCAGCATCAACCAAAGATTTCAACTCCTCCAGAATGGCTTTAGGTAGATTAGGCGTAAATATTACACGTAAGCCTTTCAAATCGGAGTTATCCATTTCAGAAATACTTGATTTTAGGCTAAATAAAAGACGATAACGCCGCATAAGGCCTTTTTTGAATAGCCTTTGCTTTGTTGCCGTCATTTGTTCAAATCCAAATAATTTATATTTCATTGCTTCTCCCGATTGCACTCCGGAAAAATTGTCATCAGTAAGATCAGGAACCATGGAGATTTCGTGGATATCCTTGCGTACTCTGTCTTTGTATGCTTCTACACCGTTCACATCATATTGTTTGTAAATATATCCTGCAGTCACACTTGTTTTATTACCGTTCACATCAGTTCCAGACTCAAGCAAAAGCATATTCGCTTCTTTCTGCTTGATGGCGTCCTCTGTGGATAGTCCTGCTGCTTCAATATCACCACTAATAACTAGAAGAGCATCGTTTAGATCAGTCATATAGTTGGCGGTATCAGACTGCCCTGCATCGTATAGATCAATCAAAGATAGTACATCTTCATACAAGCCCATCCGAAAACGATTAGGAGAATACTCTGTAATAGGTACCTCTTTATATTCATGCGGTTCATCCTGGGGATTTTTTAACTCAATTGCTGTTAGTGTCGTCTCATCATAAGTGATACTTTTTTCTTTTGTGTATACGATTGGTTGAATGTACTGTTTATCAGCATCCTTGTTGAATCTTGTCTTAGGATACCGTACAGCCAAAATAGGCTCTCGTTTTACTGTAGTATCATATACAACAAACGTTTCAAATACATTAGCCAAATCAACATAATCTGTATCATCTGAATCTCGATAGATAATCTCATAGGCTCTCCCATACTTATCCATATCAAGCCAGAGTTCAGCATTTAACCCATCTATGTCATTATTAATATTAAACTCTTCGATTTCTTTTTGTTGATTTGTGTCCTCGATTTGCACTTTTATAGGATTGCCTGTGTTGTACCCAACATCAAACGTGCAAAGAACTTTTCCAAAGTTATGTGCTGATCGATGATCCGCTTTTTCCTTTTCTCTACGTCTACGGTTATCCATGATATTTGTATTTCTAGCTTTGTAATAATCATCTAATACACTTAGCCTTTTTACCTGATATTCATGATGATGTTTTATCATTGCTGCTAAAGTATCTAAATCGTTAAGTAAATCTTCTGCTGAGCTAAACCTATAGTGAAGATTGGAATCTACGCTAAACTTTACATAATTTGTGTTCACGTCGTTCGAATAATGTATATCAGCACCGTATTCAAATTCGTTTACCTTATCCATTTTTCACACTCCTTAAAACATGCGTTTAACACGTTTAATCTTTTCGTTGACATTAACTTTTGGTTTCTTAAGAAGCTCATGAGTATATATCGCATATCGAACGGAGTCTAGCACATCATCATATTCTTTTATTGGCTCGCCTTTTTTCTTGTCCCAAATGTATTGATAAATTTCATCCCGAAATTTCATCACTCTATCTTGACAGATAAACAATTTATCTTGTTTAAATCTCTTGGCGACTTCCTCAACTCCAGATAACCGTGCTTTATGAGCATTTTTAGCATTAATCTTTTCTCTTACAAACCTAGCCACATGCTCCGGTCTCGCAGAGTCACAATAAAAAGGCACTCGTAAGCCGTAACGCTCTTGAATGCCTTTTGCTACATCTACCCAATAATCAATCTCTTCAAATTGAGTAGCATGTTCTTCGATTAAATAAGCTGTTCCGTCATCCGTTTCACCTATAACTACGATTGAACCCCAGTGTTCATATCCCCAGTCAACACCACAATAAAAGTTGCTCAAAGGTGGTAAGTCTTTTGACTGGATGTAGTGCTTGCTAGCATCAAAATCACGATAAACGACACCTTCTGCAGAAACCCATAAACCTTTGATATCACGATCATAAAACATGCCGCTTGGTGTTGATTCTTTAATATTATTTCTATAGCGTTCAGATAAAAAAGTATTATCATCCAATTCAAAGTGGAACGATTGAATGTTTTTACTTGAATTGTCGATATACTCTTTCTTCAGCCAGTGTTCCGGGTTGTCAGGGTTTGTGTCAGCTAGGATTCTCGCTCCTGTTCCTGAACAACGTGAAACGATTTCAGCAAATACTTCTTGTCTAGCTAGCGATGCCTCATTGATATAAGCGCCATATGCTGTCATACCACGAATTGCACCAACACCGCCAATGTTTCCTGTATAAGCTTGTACGACCTTAACGCCAAATAACTTAAAGTTTCCATGTTTATCGAATTTAGGTTCTATGCTGTACATGTTGTATAGTTCCTGTAAGATGTTCTTTTGGATTGTTGCACTTGAAACTCCTGCTAGGATATACATTGGTTCTTTGATGTCTTCTTCATCGGCAATCTTTCGCACACGTCGCAATTCAAACAAGAACAAATCATTGTTTATTTTTGTTTTCCCAGAACGTTTTGCTCCATGTAATAAAGTAATGAACCAATCATTCTTAATGGTTTTATTTAACACGTCGATTTGCTTTGGGTTATAAATATCAACTAGTGCCATCTAATTCACCACTAATCTTTTCTAACAACTCATCCAGTTTTTCTTCGGTAGAACGCTCTGAGTTTATCTGTAATTGTTCTAATTTTGCTTGCATTAATTTTATTTCTGTTTGAGCTTTTTCTAATTGCGTTTGTGATAACAGCGATTTATACTTCAAATACAAATCCAAGGCTTTCAATTTGCTTTCTAAATCTGGTGTATATTCATATTGCATATGTTTAATAACCTTGTTTTTATCCAAGCGGTCTATTTGCTTGCTCACGCTTATTTGTACTTCTCCTTGCCAAATATCTATCAATTCATTTAAAGCGTCCTCAGCACTTAATTTGCGCTTCTTTTCGATAGGATTTAGCCGTTCATTAATATACTGTATTATGTTAGGTTTAGTTAGGTTTTCCTTACCTATTACTCTTGCTGATCGTTTGCTATAACCTGCTTTAATGGCGGCTTGAGTAGCATTACCACCATTTTTTATATATTCATCCGCAAAAGCTTTTTGTTTTGGTGTCAAATTTACCACATTCAAGCCACCACCTTTCAATTTTATTAACAATACCTCTCAATATTTGTCTGTATGTTCTGCTCACTAAAATATCCATGGCCACAGTAACGAAGATTGTACTTATCAATTTCTTTTGGCGTAGCTTCTCTGGTCATTTCAACAATGGAGTATTTCTTTTTAATCTGGACTGATTGGACAACTCTAATTGGATCATTTGTAGTCGGTTGCGGATATCTATTCGATAATGATACGTACCAGTAGTTCCTCATTAGCCATTCTTCTCTTCAATAGCATTTAGATCATTGTAAATAGCCTTTGCTGTCTCTAATCCGACCCGCAGTCTTCGTTGAATGACTCCAACAGTTAGCTCCATACCAACTTCTTCATAGTCCTTATTTAGTTTCTTCATTTTCTCAAAATCTTTAACAGTGTATTCTTTCATATAATTAATCTCCTTTTAAATAAAATAAAAGACCACTCAATGAGTGATCTAGAACGTACATATTTTAGTTATTATACTTACCCTACTAGTATAAAATCCGACTGTTTTCAAATTAATCTTTTTTCATTATTTATTTCTATAAAAATCTAAACTTGACTCTATATCAGACAGACTTTTATCATCTTTCAATCTTAAGGCATCTTTACTAAGCGGCATATTTTCAATAACAAGAACGCCATTTGGATTAAATCTATAATCATGTATTAAATAATCAAGAATGTTTTTTACTTCAGTTCTGTTCAATCCATTTTCCTCGGCCTTTTTAATGATGCTACTTCTAGTACAGTTTGTATTACCAATATAGCCTAATTCTTCTTTTACAAATTCAAGTTCTTTATTCATAGTCATCCCTGCTTTTCTTTAAATATTATTTTTTATCGAGTTAAATCTAGTATAACACTAATTATTCAGCCACTTAATAAAAAATATTTATTTAAAAAAATGTATGTTAGCGTATAATTTTAGTTATCAGCGAGTGGTCCGCTGAAATAAATTAAAAGGTGGTGAACCATTTGAAAAAAGTTAAAATTAAAGTTAAAACACCTAGTAAAACTAAAATCAGACGCGAATTAACTAAAGCTGTACGAAAAAACCTTCTTTGTTTTAATTGTGGAAGAAAATTACCTAGCGGAGTTGCTAGTACAGTTACTTGCCCAAGCTGTGGTGCAAAAACAAAACTATAGTCAATCTTCGTAAAATTCAATTTCTACTGCTCGCCCAATTGCTACTCCTATAGCGATTAAGGCGAGTATTTTTATTGTTTTTTTCATATTAACCCCTCCCTATTGCAATGAATGACATGACTAAATAAGACGACTAACTTCATTTGCTAGGGAGTTCATTTCAGCTGCTTTTTCTACCAAAGCAGTTGAGATACTTTCTAGCTTTTCTGATTTAACAGAATTAAATACTGGCGTCTTGATACCAATCGATACATCTTGACGAGGATCAGGACTCGTTGCTCTATTTTTTTGCGCCACTGATCTGTACTTTTCTACTGAATGATACTCAATTACTTGTTCTAAATGTTTTTTGTACTCTTTACATACAGCTTCTTTTTGGATCAATTCTAAACGTTGTTGCTCAATAATATCAATCAACCGTTTTCGATCCATACCTTGATACTTTATTTGTTCGACTTGGTCACTAGCCTTGTTGAGCAGTTCTTTTAGTTCAGTCAAATCTAATTTGACAGTTGCTTTGATTTCTTTATCCATCAGCTTTTCCTCCAAT